CGCGCACGAAAAGGCCGCGGGCGTCTTCGCGGATGTCGGTCCACACGCCGATCGGCTCGTTCGGATCGTGCTGGAACAGCATGCGGATGCCGCCCGCGCCGCGCTTCTCCAGCGAACGCGCGAAAGCGCCGCGCTCGACCACGTCGCGGCCGAGATCGACCTTGCCGAACAGGCTGGCGTAGCCGGAAAAGACGCCGTCCGCCTCGACCCCGTCGAGCGTCAGCCCGACGAATTTCCGCTCATCGCGGCGCTCGAGCGCCTCACTGCCCATCGGCATTCTCCTGTCCCGAAATCCGCTTGCCGAAGCCGCCCTGCGCGAAGAAGCGCATCGCCAGGCCCAGCGCCCACCAGGCGCAGAGGCTGGCCGCCGCCGCACCCGCCAGCATCGTCTCGCCGGCTCCGATCAGCCCTGCGATGCCCAGCTCGTCGGCGATCTTGACGCCGGCCGCGCCGCCGAACACCAGCCCGCAGATGACGCCGACCGCGAAGCGGATCGCCGCCTCGCGCGGGCCCTTCGGCAGCACATAGGCCAGCGAGATCGCCGAGCCCGCCACCGCGCCGGCGCCCTTCGCCGCCCACAGCCAGGCCGCGTCCGGCGGCACGGAAAACTGGGAATTGTCCATCGGCTACACATTCCGGGGCTGGTAGCCCACGGCCTCGCGTTTCTCGTCCTCGGTCAGGAAATCGGCCGCGCCGACCCGCGCCCACAGCGCCTCGCGCTCGCCGGCCAGCCCGTCGACGCGGTCAGCGTCGAACCACAGCCGCAGGCCGCCGCCGAAGGCCGGCGACAGCCAGGCGGAAAACTCCTTGGCCGTGCGCGCCACCAGCGGCAGCACCGTCATGCGGTAGAAGGCGCGGTTCGCCTCCTGGTAGTTGGCGTAGGTGTTGTCGCCCGGAATGCCGAGCAGCATGGGCGGCACGCCGAAGGCCAGCGCGATGTCGCGGCTCGCCGAATTCTTCGCCTCGATGAAGTCCATGTCCTTCGGCGACAGGCTCATCGCCTTCCAGTCCAGCCCGCCCTCCAGCAGCAGCGGCCGGCCGGCGCGCTGCGCGCCGGCATAGCCGTCCTCCAGCTCCTTCTTCAGCCGGTCGAACTGCTCGTCGGTCAGGTTGCCGCCCTCCTTGGGCGCATAGACCAGCGCGCCGGAGGGGCGCGCCGAATTGTCGAGCAGCGCCTTGTTCCAGCGCCCTGCCGAATTGTGCGTATCGAGCGCCATCAGCGCCGCCTCCAGCGGCGGAAAACCGTAATGGTCGTCGAGCGGGTGGAAGAGCGTCATGTGCAGCGCCCCGCCCGGCCCCAGCGGCACGGCGCGGCGGTGCTTTCCTTCGCGGTAGTCGAGATGCGCCGCCCAGCCGCCCGCGTCGGTCGTCACCGAGACGCGATCGGGCCGCAACAGATGCAGCTCCCGCGCCGTCTCGCCGACCTCGATCAGCTCGACATAGGCGTTGCCGGAGATCAGCAGGTGCCCGTAAAGCGCCTCGAGAAAGCTCGCGCCGGCGTGCCGCTGGTTCGGCCGCTCCAGCAGGCCGAGCAGCGGGTGGTCCTCCAGCTCCGCCGCGCCCTCGTAGAGCAGCCACGGCACGGCCGACGCCGTCTCGGCGATCAGCCGCACCGCCCGATGCACCACCGGATTGCGCATGAATCCCTCGCGTGCCAGCGCACGATAGTCCCGTTCCGTCCAGCGCGCGTCGGCCGATGCGTGCAGCGCGACGAAGCCGGGAAACGCGTCCTTGCGCTCCATCGGCATGCCTGCGCCGTCCCGGCGGCGCGACCAGGGCCAGTTCCAAGCCATTCGATCATCCTTATTGAAAGTCGCGGACGCGCGGGCTCGGCTGCCCGTGCCGGAGAAGCTCGTTCACGGCCCAGACCAGCGCATCCAGCCGGTCGGGCGAGCGGCCGCCGGACAGTCCGCCCGGCCCGAAATCGCACATCTGGTCCTCGAGCTCGGGAAAGCGGTGCGCGTGGCGCACCCGTCCCTGTTCGTAGAGCGCCGCGACGGGTTCGGCGCGCAGCCATTTCCCCCGCCGCGCATGGACCGGCTTCACCGGCACGGCCGGGTCGACCGTCCTGATGATCGCCGCGACCATGTCGCCGCCCTGGTTCACCTCGGCCACAAGGCAATCCGCCTTGAGCCCATGATACAAATCCACCGCCGCCTTCGCCCAACCCTGCGGCTTCGCCCCTTGGATCGTCGCGTCGGCCAGCACGATCACGCCGCCATCCGCCGCCAGCCCGGCCGCGACGATGCCGCATGCGTCCGACGTTTTCCCGGAAGAAGCCGGCGGGTCGACCGCGACGACGATGCGGCCGATTTCCGGCAGCACGCCGACGACCGCGTCCTCCAGCAGCCGGCGCGACCAGAGCGCGTCCTCGCGGTCCTCGACCAGCTCGCCGTCCAGTTCCTGGCGGGCAAGCCGCGTTCCCGCGTAGCGCCCCTCGATCGCCTTGACGAAGCCCGGCGCGAGATTGGCCGCGTTCTCCCGCGTGCCCATGCGCGTCACGCCCACCGACGGATCGGCCAGCAGCCGCTTGATCAGCCGGGTGGGCTTGGGCGTCGTGGTCACGAGCTGGCGCGGGTTTTCACCCAGCCGCAGCCCGAATTGCAGCATGTCGAAGCACGCCTCGGCGTGTTTCCATTTCGCCGCCTCGTCGCACCAGGCGGCCGCGAATTGCGGGCCGCGCAGGCTGTCCGGGTCCTCGGAGGAGAAAATCTGCGCCACCGCGCCGTTGTCCCACACCAGCCGGCGCCGCGACGGCTCGAAGCGCGGCCTGTCGCGGCGCGACATGGACACGATCCCGGAAGGCCCTTCGATCATCACCTCGCGCACGTCCGACAGCGTCTCGCCGACCAGCGCGATGCGGTCATGCCGTTTCAGCGCAAAGGGTGAGAAACCCCGTACCAGCCCGTTCACCCATTCGGCGCCGAGCCGCGTCTTGCCGGCTCCGCGCCCTCCCAGAACCAGCCACGTCGAAGGCTGGAACCTCAGGGGATACTGGCTGATCCGCGCATGAAAGAACCATTCACCCCTGACCAGGTCCGCCTGTTCCTGCGTCAATTCCTTCCGCGACCAGCCTGCGTGCGTATGCCTCAGCCAGTTCGATGATGCGTTCGTCGATGCGTCCGAGCACGTCGGCAATCTCTCCATCCCGTCCTGCGTTGTTTTCCTTCGCGCAGCCTTCGCCGCGCGTGACTTCGCTTATCTTTTCCAGGATGCGCATCAGCGCGGAGGCCGCGTCGATGCGGCCCTTGTCCAGGATGTCCTCCGACCCGGCTTCTTCCGCCACGTCCAGAATGTGGTCGACCAGCCGGACGATGCGCTCTTCCCGGCTTTCGCCGCCCTTGCCCTTCCGGCGCGCCGGCTTCCAGCCTTCCGCCTGCGCCCGCCGCCGCAGCGCCGCTGCCGAGCGCCCGGTAGCCTCGGCCAGCAATTCGAGACTCGCCGGCGCGCCGCCGTGCAGCGCGCGCAACGCCGCCCAACGCGCCGCAAGCGTTTTGCTCATCCACCACCTGTCATGCCATGGGATAGTGCCGGATATCCGCGGCGGTCACCGCCAGCCGCACTTTTCCGACGATAGCGAGACACTACCAAAGCACCGTCACGCCGTCAAGGACTAAATTCCTATTTTTTCGCCATCAAAGATTCCGACTGTGGCCCGCTTGCGCTTGCCGGTGCGCGCCAAATGGCCGACTAGTGAGGTTCGTTCGTCGTAGTGCCGCCCTGAATTTGCCGGCATGGGTGAGCAGAGATTGGTGGATTGGGCCGGACAAGACGTCGATGCAATCCGAGGAAAAGCCCGTAAAGCGCAGGAGCCGGCTCGCCGCGCGCCTTCTGGCAGCGGACGCGTGGCTGGATTCCTCGCTCTACGAGCTCCGCTTCAAGGCGGGCGAGTGGTGGGAGACGCTCACCATCTTTTCCCGCCGCTTCCGCGTCACCGGCTGGCGGCGGGCGGTGTTCGAGCTGCTGGGCGAAGGGCTGACTCTCGGCACCGCCGGCTCGGTCGTCATGCTGGCCCTTGCTCTCCCCGCCTTTGAGGAAACCTCGGGAAACTGGCGCGACCAGAACGATTTCGCCGTCACCTTCCTCGATCGCCACGGGCGCGAGATCGGCCAGCGCGGCCTGATCCAGCGCGATTCCGTTCCCGTCGACGAGATGCCCGACCACGTCATCAAGGCGGTGCTGGCCACCGAGGACCGGCGCTTCTTCGAGCACTACGGCATCGACCTGCTCGGCCTCATGCGCGCCATGAGCGAGAACATGCGCGCCAATTCCGTCGTGCAGGGCGGTTCGAGCCTGACCCAGCAGCTCGCCAAGAACCTGTTCCTCAGCAACGAGCGCACCGTCGAGCGCAAGGTCAAGGAGGCGTTCCTGGCCATCTGGCTGGAGATGAACCTCTC